TTGTTTAGAGGAATGCTCTCTGATGCTATTGCAATGGAAAGCACACGTTATCCTGAAGATAACTTTGAGGCAGTCTAATGGCATCTCAACTTCAAAGTTACAGTCTCTCAGCACCAGGCTTTTATGGCCTGAATACTGAAGATTCTCCCCTTGATTTAGGGGCGGGATTTGCCTTGGTTGCTACTAATTGCATATTAGATCAGTATGGTCGTATTGGTGCTAGAAAAGGTTGGTCAAGGGTTAATTCTTCCTCTGGAAATCTAGGTGCTAACGATGTTGGTGTGATCCATGAGTTAGTCCAAAATGATGGAACTTTGACTGTTCTGTTTGCTGGCAATAACAAGATATTCAAACTTGGTGCGGCTAATGCTGTGACTGAGTTAACCTATGGTGGTAGTGGGTCTACTCCTACTATTACTGCATCTAACTGGCAATGTGCTTCTTTAAACAATGTTGCCTACTTCTTTCAAACTGGTCACGATCCACTTATTTATGACCCTGCCGTAAGTACAAGTACATACCGAAGAGTGTCGGAGAAGTCTGGTTATGTAGCTACAGTTCCTCAAGCCAATATCGCCATCTCAGCGTTTGGTCGTTTGTGGGTAGCTAACACTGCTTCAGATAAAGTAACTATTAGCTTCTCAGATTTGATTGCAGGTCATGTATGGGGTGGTGGCACTTCAGGAACATTAGATGTTTCTCGTGTGTGGCCCAATGGTGCTGATGAAGTAATGGGTTTGGCAGCGCACAATGATTTCTTGTTTATCTTTGGTAAGAAGCAGATTCTTGTTTATTCAAATGCTTCTACCCCTGCATCTCTTGTTCTGAGCGACACAGTAGGCTCTATTGGATGTATCGCAAGGGATACGATTCAAAGTATTGGCTCTGACGTTGTTTTCTTATCAGACTCAGGTGTTCGTTCATTGATGAGGACTATTCAAGAGAAATCTGCACCACTGCGAGACTTGTCTAAGAATGTTCGTTTTGACTTAGCTTCATCATTGTCTGGTGAGACACTTGCCAATTTAAAGTCTGTTTACTCAGAAAAAGAAGCCTTTTATCTTTTGGTTCTACCAGCTACGTTACAAGTCTACTGTTTTGATACAAAGCAGAGTCTACAAGATGGCTCTTCCCGTGTAACGAAATGGGACAATATTTCCCCAACAGCTCTGAGATCATTGCGAAATGGTGATCTGTATATTGGAAAGAATGGCTATATTGGAAAATATGGTGGTTATATTGACGATACTTCTGCTTATAGATTCTTGTATTACACCAACAATGCTGACTTAGGAAACCCTAACCAGATTTCCATTCTGAAATCTATTACTGCCATTGTGATTGGTGGTTCTAATCAATTTCTCACAATCAAGTGGGCTTTTGATTATTCAGGTGCTTATCAGTCAGAAAACGTCTTTATTCCACCTCAAGGCTATTACGAGTATGGGGTTGGTGAATACAATGTTGCAGATTTTACAAGTGGCATTCCAATTAAAGCATTAACAAGTAATGCTTCAAGTGCAGGTAAAATTGTGCAAACTGGTTACGAAGCCACCATTAACGGCACTCAGTTGTCAATTCAGAAAATTGAACTTCAAGCCAAAGAAGGCAAGATAGGATAAATATGAGCAATTATTCAAAATCCACTAACTTCGCAACCAAAGATAATCTCTCGCCTGGTAATCCTCTAAAGATTGTCAAGGGTACTGAGATTGATACAGAGTTCAATAACATTGCAACTGCCATTGCGACTAAGACAGATAACTCTTCTGCCACCATTACTGGTGGTACGATAAATGGTGCGGTGATTGGTGGAACTACTGCTGCTGCGGGAACTTTTACCAACCTTACTGTTAGCACAGCCGCTACGATTGCTTCTGCCGCCATTAGTGCGGGAACAATCAATGGTGCGGTGATCGGTGGATCATCACCTCTTGCTATTACTGGTACGAACATTACGGCAACTACAGGCTTTAGCGGCCCATTGACAGGTGCAGTAACTGGTAATGTTACGGGCAATGTAACGGGTGCAGTTACAGGAAACGTAACAGGCAACGTAACTGGAAATCTGACAGGTAATGTAACTGCGGCTTCTGGAACTTCTACGTTTAACAATGTGACCATCTCTGGCGCATTGGACATGGACAGTGGAACTGCCGCAACTATTACTGGTCTGGCAAGCCCTACAAACGATTCTGATGCGGCTACAAAGGGTTATGTAGATGCACTAGCCCAAGGTATTGATGCCAAAGCCTCTGTTGTTGCGGCTACTACTGCAAATATTACTTTGTCTGGCACACAAACAGTTGATGGTGTATCACTCTCAGTTGGCGACCGAGTATTGGTTAAGGATCAGTCTACTGCATCTGGGAATGGTATTTACTTGGTTGCTTCAGGCTCTTGGACTCGGACTACTGATGCTGATTCATGGACAGAATTGACTTCCGCTTTTACCTTTGTTGAAAAGGGCACATCTAATGCTGACTCTGGTTGGGTTTGTACAGTAGATGCAGGTGGGACATTGGGAAGCACATCTGTTACTTGGGCGCAGTTCTCTGGTGCAGGTCAAATTACCGCAGGTGATGGTCTTACAAAAACAGGTAATACTCTAAATGTAGGAACTGCATCTTCAAGTCGTATTGTTGTCAATGGCGATAACATCGATTTAGCTACTTCTGGTATTTCGGCAGGAACATACCAATCTGTTACTTTTGATGCTTATGGTCGGGCTACGGCAGGAACGAATCCAACGACTATTGCTGGCTATAACATCTCAAATGCTTATACCAAAACTGAGATAGATTCAATCTTTGGTTCGACTACTGCGGCAGCAACTTCGGCTTCTAATGCGGCTACATCTGCTTCAAATGCGGCAACAAGTGCCTCTAATGCTTCTACAAGCGAGACAAATGCATCCTCTAGTGCAACTTCGGCAGCAGCTAGTTATGACGCTTTTGATGATAGATACTTAGGCTCTAAGTCTTCTGCTCCATCTGTTGACAACGATGGGAATGCTTTGCTAACGGGTGCTTTGTACTGGAACAATTCAGTTAATACTTTGTATGTCTGGACAGGATCGGCTTGGACTCAGGCGGCATTTACTGCCTCTGGTTTTGCTACTTTGACAGGCACAGAAACCCTGACAAACAAGACCCTGACAAGCCCTATCCTGACTGCTCCCGTATTGGGAACGCCTGCTAGTGGTACTTTGACTAACGCCAGTGGACTTCCCTTGTCTACAGGTGTAACAGGAACTCTCCCTATTGGGAATGGTGGTACGGGTGCATCCACTCTAGCAGGGGCTAACATCCCTGTTGTCAATGTTAGCAACACCTTTACTGGCACACAGACATTCTCAGGCACATCATCAGCTACTGCCATTGTCTTAAACGATGCAGCAGAGGTTGCAACAGTATCAGCTACAGCAGCTACAGGCACAATCAACTATGACATCACCACGCAGTCAGTCTTGTACTACACAAGTAACGCAAGTGCTAACTGGACAGTTAACTTCAGAGGCTCTAGCGGTACTTCATTGAATACTTTGATGAGTACAGGTCAGTCAATGACTGTGGCTTTCTTGGTAACTCAAGGCTCTACTGCTTACTACAACTCTGCTGTTCAAGTGGATGGCACGACTTCTGGAGTTACGACACGTTGGTTAGGTGGTGCGCCTACTGCTGGTAATGCTAGTGGAATAGACAGTTACCGCTTCGCAATTTTGAAAACTGGAAGTGCTACTTTTACAATTCTTGCCTCAGTTACTCAATTCAAGGCTTAAAGATGTGTATCTGCAAAAGATGTAATGTTGACAAACCTTTGGATGAATTCCAAATGGACAAGCGTAGGAACAAGCACTATGGTACTTGTAGGGTTTGTCGTGTCAAGGCTGGTCGTGAAAACAGACAAGCAAACATTGAAACATACAGGAAAAGAACTCGTGAGTATTTGCGTGAGTGGAGGGCTAAGAATCCTGAGAAACAAGCCGCTATCTGTAAAACGTATGATGAAAAAAATAGAGATAAACGAAGTGCTTATGCTAAACAGTACCGCAAAGACAATCCTGAGAAAGTCAAAGCATTGCTTCAATCATGGGTTAAAGCTAATCCTGAGAAAATGAAAGGCTATATGCAGAAAGCATCAAAGGCTTGGCATGAGCGTAATCCTGAGTACCTTAAAGAACATTACAAGGCCAACAAAGAGCGTTATGTAGCGGCTAGGGCAAGACGTAGGGCGGCACAAGACTCAGCTACACCAACTTGGTTAACAGCCATTGATAAAGCTATGATTCAAGAAATGTACGATGTTTCTGAAGCAAGGTATATACAAACTGGTATAAAACACCATGTTGACCACATTGTTCCAATTAACGGCAAAGGCGTATCTGGTATGCACGTTCCTTGGAATTTACAAGTTATAACTGCTCAAGAAAATTTGAGCAAAGGTTGGAGGTTTTAATGCCATTACAAGAAACAAGTGGTGCAGCTTCTTATGATGCCTTTGGTGGTGGTGTAGCCGCTGTTCCTAACTACATTGAGGATGTGTTTTCAACGTACCTTTGGACGGGTAATGGCACAAGCGGTCAAACAATAAACAATGGAATTGATTTGTCTGGTAAAGGCGGTTTGATGTGGATGAAACCACGAACTAGCACTTCTGGATATAGCGCATATTGGAATAGAAATCAGTTATACGATACTGTGCGCGGAATTGACCAATTACTTAGTTCAAATACAACAGATGCACAGGGAACAGTTGGAAATCTTGTTACATCAGTTACAAGTACAGGATTTACGATTGGCGCGGCTGGCCCTTTAGATTTTGCAAGTGTTGACTACGTTGGGTGGTCATTCCGCAAGCAACCAAAGTTCTTTGATGTGGTGACTTATACGGGGAATTCAGCTAATGGTCAGGCTATTTCTCACAATCTTGGTTCTGTGCCGGGTTGCATCATCACAAAAAGTACAAGCAATACTCGCGCATGGTGGACATATCACAGAAGCACTTCTGATGGCGTAATGGCTTTAAATACAACTGCCGCAAAAGATACGGCCTATGCGTATTCATATTTTGGAAATGACACAATACTAGTACCGCCTACATCTACGCAATTTACTGTTGGATATAACTCAGGTATGAATCAGGGTGGTGAAACATACGTAGCCTACCTATTCGCCCATGACGCAGGTGGCTTTGGCCTAACTGGTACGGACAATGTGATTTCGTGTGGGTCTGTTTCTGTAACTAATTCAACTCAAAGTGTAAGTGTTGGTTATGAACCGCAATGGATTTTGTGGAAAAAATCTAGTGGCATAGGTTCTTGGTGGATGTTTGACACCATGCGTGGTTTGGTTGTTGATAACGGGTCAGGAACTGGTGATAAAGCTCTTTACGCAGAATTATCAAACGCTGAAACAGGAACTTATGGCATTGACCCAACTGCCACAGGTTTTCAATTATCCGCTGGATGGGGTGCTGGTGACTACATCTACATAGCCATTCGTAGAGGCCCGATGAAAGTGCCTACGAGTGGGACTAGTGTTTATAACGCTGTTTCTAGAACAGGAACATCTGCTAACGCTACAGTTACAGGGGCTAGTTTTGCGCCTGACATAACTGTAATTGCAGGGCAGTCAAATAGCAGTGGCAAAACATGGGTTGATAAATTAAGAGGCCCAAATAAAGCATTGCTTTCTGCTTATACCAATGCGGAACAAACAACTACTGATTGGGTTACAGGCTTTACTAATACTGGCTTTACACTTGGTGCGGATACAAGTGGTGCAGATTATGTAAATAAAAGTCCAAAAACATACATAAATTGGATGTTTGGTCGTGCCCCTAGTTTTTTTGATGAGGTTTGCTATACAGGAACGGGAAGCACATTAACTTTAAATCACAATCTTGGTGTTGTCCCAGAGTTAATGATAGGAAAAAGTAGAAGTGCGGCTGGTACAAATTGGGCTGTATATACAACAAGTCAAGGAACAAACTCTTGTTATTTAAACAGAGATATTGCTTTTGGAAACAATAGCGATTGGTCAACAGCACCAACAGCAACACAATTTACTGTTCCATCTGGTGCAGATTTAAATATTTCAAGTCAAACACAAGTAATGTATTTGTTTGCCACTTGTGCGGGAGTTTCCAAAGTAGGAAGTTACACAGGTAACGGAAGCACTCAAACCATTAACTGTGGCTTTACAGGCGGTGCTAGGTTTGTATTACTAAAAGCAACAAGCACCACAGGAAATTGGATGGTTTATGACACGGCTCGAGGTATGACAACTTTGACCGATCCATTTTTGAGTTTAAACAGTACATCTGCTGAAACTGCTACATTAGGTGCTTGCACAACAGTTTCAACGGGTTTTGCGGTTAATGAATCAATACTTGCTGGTGTAAATACCAATGGAGTTTCATTCGTGTATCTTGCGATTGCCTAAACATGAAAAGCGGCATTTATCACATTAAGAATACTGTGAGTAACGGCATCTATTTTGGAAGGTCTGTTGATGTTCCAGATAGATTGTCGCACCACAGACAACAATTAAGGCGTGGTGTTCATGTTAACAAGCGTTTGCAACATTCATGGAATAAACATGGTGAGCAAGTATTTGAATTCAAAATGGTTTGGGAAGAAACTCAAGATAAGCTAGAAGAACTTGAAGGCTTTATTCTTGAGGAAGCATGGGGCAATGAGAGATTGTTTAACCACCACAAACTGTCTGCTGGTGGGTTCTTGCCAAACAATAAACTAGGTTGTTTTACAAGGTCAGAAGAAACCAAAAAGAAAATGAGTGTTGCCTTTAAAGGCCGTGAGTTTTCTGAGCAACATAAGCAAAAGATTGCAGTAGGTAAAACTGGTTTAAAAGCTAGTGATGAAACTAAAAAGAAAATGTCAGATAAAAGGATTGGTAAAGCAAGACCTCAATCATGGCATGACAAGATGGCTGAATATAGGGAAAACAACCCAAACCCTATGCAAGGCAAGATTAGCCCCATGAGAGGAAAGAAGTTCCCTACTATTGCTTGTGAGCATTGTGGTAAGGAAGCCTCAAAAGGAAATTACTTACGCTGGCATGGAAATAATTGTAGGAGCAAATAAAATGCAAATCAGAATTCGTGAAACAGGCGCAGTCATGTACGAGGGTGAATTTCGTGCATACACAAAAGCCAATGGTGGCCCATCATGGGATACAACAACAACTGAAGTCTTAGAGTCTTTGGGTGCTGATGTAGTCTTTGAAGGCCCACAAGCAACTGGTGGTACTGTTTACCAATACTCTCAAGCCTCTGGTGTTGAGCAGATTGATGGCAAGTGGTACACCAAATACATTCTTGGCCCTGTCTTTACAGATGGCGAAACTACTGCTGCTGAACAAGAAGTGGCTTACAAGGCTTCTAAGGATGCTGAACAGGCTAAGAATGTTCGTGCTTCTAGGGATGCTAAGTTAGCTGAGACAGATTGGAGATTTCGTAGCGATATGACACCATCTCAAGAGTGGAAAGATTACTGCCAAACATTGAGGGATATTCCTTCTCAAGAAGGCTTCCCTTGGACAATTACATGGCCTGTTGAGCCACAATAAGGAGCAATCATGGCTATTTCTGACGCATTGCGTTATCAACTTAATACAGGTGGTTCTGCGGATACCCTGTATGGAATCATTCGTGATTTTCTTGCTACAAACCCAGATGCTGCTACTACTCAAGCACAGATGGCTCAGTATGGAATCTCTGGTGAAGACGTAGCCAATGCTACAGGTGGTAAATCAGGTGGTTTGCTTAGTGGCAACATCTTAGCGGGTGCTAGTTGGAATAGTTCTAACACTGCTTTACAGAACCAACTTACTGAGGCTACTGGTCAACAAACGGCTAACTATGCTGTTGCTGGCTCTACTACTTCTGACACTCTTAAACAACTAAATACATTCTTAGCAGGTGGTGGTCAGTTTGATCCTAATGCTACTGTTTACTTGCAAGCAGGTGGTGTTGACTTTATTACTGGCGTAGATAAAGGTGTTGTTAAAGATAACCTAAACCAGATCGTTAAGACTCTTGGCGATCAAGGTGTCAATGTTGTTCTTACTGGCTCGCCTTATGCTAAGTCTGTTGAAGATGTAATCACTAACAACTTTGATCCTAAAGTTGACCAGATTTATACAGATGTTGCCAAGGCTAACTCTAATGTTGCTTTAGTTGGTACTCAAGGTGAGATTCTGCAAAACAAGAAATTGTTGGTAGATGCTTTACATACCAACGCTGAAGGTACTGCAGTCTATAACCAATCAGTTATTGATGCTTTATCTCAGTTTAAGAATGAAGTTCCATCTAGCACTCCGCAAGCTATTGCACAAGTACAACAGACAAATACTGTAGCTACAACTCCCCCAGTTATTACTCAGGCTGCTGAAAATCCTGATGTTGCTCAATCATTAGTTAGAGCAATTCCTACTCCTCGTGGTCGGGTGATTGAAGGTGACAACATTGAAGCGCAAATGGCTGGTGTTCCTCAAGTTGTTTATGAGACTAAAGTAGACCCCAACAATCCTGCCAACTGGCAAACTGTTAATCCTAAAACGGGTGAAGTAATCAACTCAGGCACTTTTGCTGGTGGTGGTGATCGTGGTTTATTAGCCGCTGCTGCTCCTGTCATTGGATTGGCTGCATCTACTGTTGGTCTGCCTTTTATTTCAGGTCTGTTAGGTGGAGCTACTGGCTTGACAGGCTCTGCTTTGGCTGGTGCTACAGGTGCAACCATTGGTGGTGGAACAACTGCAATAGCAGGTGGTACAGGTAAAGATATACTTAAAGGTGCTTTGCTTGGTGGTGCTGCTTCTTATGGTGCATCTGCATTGGATAACTATCTTGCTACTGGTTCTACTGCTGACGTTGGATTGACAGAGCGTCAGTTTGCTATTCAAGATGCCAAGAACTTAGCAAGCCAAGGTTTATCAACTACTCAAATTGCTGATACTTTGACGGCTGGTGGGTATAACGACATAACTGTTCAAAGAGCAATATCTTCTTTAACAGGCACTGCAGCATCAACATTGCCAATACCTGGCGCTGTAAATGTTACTGGTACTGCTGCACCTGCAATTAGTACGGGTGGTTTATTGAGTAGTGTAGTTGCTCCAACAACTACTGCAACTACTACTCCAGTAACGCAAGGTGGAACTGTAAATGTAACTGGTGCGGCACAACCACAAATGGTAGATCAAGCAACTTTAAATTTGGTTGCTAATCAACTTGCTTCTAATTTAGGAACTAACGCTAACTTAGCAAATGTTCAAATTACAGCAGACAGACCAGCTTCTGCGCAAGAGATTACAAATGCAATTCTTGCAACTGTACCTAATGTAACTCTTCAACAAGCACAAACTCAAGCACAAGTATTGATTACAAGTGGTCAGAACTTAACTACTAATGATTTGGTTACTGCTGTATCTTCTGTTTCGCCAAACATTACTAATAGTGTTGCAGAGCAGATTATTACTAGTTCAAATTCAAGTTCTATCCCGTCAGTAGTTAACTCTTTGGCGGCAGTTACTGCATCAACAATTCCTGCTAGTTCGATTGCAACTCAAACAATTACTGGCAAAAGAGAACCTGGCATTACCAGTGATATTACTGCTGCAACAATCCCGTTGATTCAGCCAAGTACGCCATTAACATTGCCTGAAATACCAAAGCAAACAACAACAGCATCCAATCCTTTGCTTAACACGGCAGGGACTTTAGGCTTATCAAGTTTGCTATCAGGATTGCCTAACTTGATCTCTGGTGGTCTTGGTACTGCGGGTAATCTTTTGCAGATGCAAACGTCAAGAGAAGCAGCTCAACGTGCGCAAGCAATGATTGATGCTGAGACAAAAGCGGCTAAAGATGCGGCTCAGTTCAGACCTATTGGCATGACCACAAGGTTTGGTACTTCTCAGTTTGGTTTTGATCCTGCCACTGGTAGATTAACAAGTGCTGGTTATGCCTTAACACCTGATGTTAAAGCCCAACAAGATCGTTTTATGGCTTTGTCCAATCAAGGTCTGACACAAGCAGAACAAGCACAAGGACAATTTGCTCCTCTCCAGACGGGCGCACAACGTCTATTTGGTTTGGGTAATCAATACTTGGCTCAATCTCCAGAGGCAGTTGCCCAGAACTATCTGAACCAACAGATGGCTTTGCTACAACCAGGTCGTGAGTTAGAACTTGCTAATCTGCAAAATAAACTCCAACAACAAGGTCGTGGTGGTCTATCTGTGGCTCAAGGTGGAACTATGGGTGCTACTACTCCTGAACTACAGGCTCTGTACAACGCTCGTGCCCAACAAGAAGCTCAATTAGCTGCTAATGCACAACAAGCGGGTCAAAGAGATGTCATGTTTGGTGCGGGATTGTTAGGTCAAGGTGCGGGTGCTATGGGGCAGTATTATTCTGGTCAACAAGCCGCTTATGCGCCTTATACCGCTGCTTTGGGTCAGGCTCAGACCTTGGAGACATTAGGTCAACAACCTTACAACATGGGTGTTAACTTGGGTCAACTTGGCGCACAAGCAGGATTTAATGTTGGTCAACTAGGCTTAAAAGGTGCACAGATTAGCGCAGGTTTAGCTACAAGTGCTGATGCAACACGCAATCTCTTGGCTCAAGGTTTAACTGCCGCAGGTAATCCTAATGCGATGTTTGGTCAAGCATTGGGCGGTTTGTTTGGAGGTGGTCTTCAATCTGCGTTTAGTGGAACTGGTTTAGGTGCATCAGGTTTTGGCACTGGATTGGCTTATGGCAATCAAGACCTCGGCTTGTTCTTATAAGGAATCATCATGGCAGAAAATATCGTAGCGGGTCTGTTTGGTTTGACTCCACAAATGTATCAAAACCAACAGTACAACCAAGACCTTAAAAGGGGCTATGAGTTGGCACAACTCTCCCCTGGTGCTGCGGCTCAAGCGGGTCTACAGGCTAGTGTTGGTCAACTAGGTCGTGGATTTGCAGGTGCTATGGGCATAGAAGACCCTCAGTTGAAGCTAATCAGTGCTAGGAATGCTATTGCCCAACAGATTGACCAAACCAATCCTGAGTCGATCCTAAAAGGTGCTCAAATGCTTGCTCAAGCAGGTGACCAACAAGGTGCTATGGCTTTGGCTCAATATGCTCGTCAATCTCAAAGTGAGATGGCTCTGACTCAACAGAGAAAAGCGGCAGAACAAGCATCTTTGGCTACAACTGCTAAAACACAATTGTCTATCAGACAAGAAGAGCAATTGCGTGATGAGTTGTCTAAACTTCCTCAAAATGCTTCACAAGATGATGTTCTTTCTATTGTCACTAAATATGGTTCACCAGACAAGGTTTTGGCGGCTCTACAGGCTTCTGCAGACAAAGCCGCTGCTAATGTAGCAAGAACTGAGACGGCACAATTGGCTAATCAAGCAAGGATTGATGCGGCTAAAGTTGCGGCTGATGCAAAAATTGAAGCGGCTCGTATGGCTGGTGCTACTGCCTTGCAAATTGCTCAAATGAGGGCTGATTCTGCTAGAGAGTTAAGAATGTTAACGGCATCACTTAAAGGCCCTAAAGTTCTTGCTCCTGGTTTACAAAAAGAAGAAGACAAAGAGCTTGAGTTGGTTGATTCATTAACTGCTCGTGAGAGTTCATTAGCTCCCGCAATTGCGTCTTTAACTCCTGATCCAAAAACTGGAAAACCACCATTAGAACTTGGCCCTGTCAACAATCTGCGTTATCAAGCACAGAATGCGGCAGGTAACTCTACTGTTGAGAGTAGAAACTATGCTGCTTTACAACGCTCTGTCCAAGAAGCTACTAACTTGAAGACAGATGCCGCTAAAGGTGTTCAAACCGACAAGGATGTGTTGCGTTTTGCCAACGAACTTATTGCGGCTTTTGGTGGAAATGACACTAAAACAACACTTGAAGCTCTTAGTAACTTCTCAAAATCTACTGCAAAAGCTAAAGAAAACGCTCAAAAACGCATTGATAGTCGTCGTGTATCACAGGGTGTAGAGCCTTATTACGGCATCAAGGCTGGCACTGCACAAAACCCTATTAAACTAGACTAAAGGTAAGCATCATGGCGACTGTTTATGAATACAAAGGCGCATCCTATGAATTGCCTGATGGCTTATCAAATGAAGCCGCTTTAGCCAAAATTAAGGCTAGTTTGGGTGAGGCACAACTTTCTGCCCAACCTACTCCTCAGCCTTCTGCACAACCTAGTGCTGAAGCTCCAAAAGAGCAAGGGTTGGGTGATCTTCTTAGACGACAGCTTGGTTTGGCTACTCGTGCTGTTGTTACTGGTGTTTCTGCCCCTGCAAATATTGTTACTGACTTTCTAAGCGGTGCAGTCAATGTTGGTGCGAACATTATTGGATCAGAAAAACGTGCGCCTTATTTGTCTAAAGAGCAAAGTAAAGGTTTGACGCAACTTGGTGTTCCTGAACCTGAAACTGGTGCTGAACGGGCGGCTCAAGTTGGTATGCAAGCATTGACCTCTGCAGGTGGAATGGCGGCAACTGCTCCTAAATCTATCTTTGGTGCTGATTTAGTTCGTCAACTCCCTGCCGCTACTGTTGCTCCTATGGTTGCACAACCTGTAGCAGAAATAACTAAAGAAGTAACTGGTAGTGACTTAGCCGCAACAATTGCCGCTTTAGGTGTTTCTGGTGCTGTTGGAAAATTTACAGGTGATGTTGCTGGTCGAATTGCCGCAGGTAAACAGCCAACTACTACGATGGCTGATGTTCAGCAAAAAGCAACTCGTGCTTACACAAAGGTCAAAGACCAAGGTATTGAATTATCAGGTCAGAATGCAACAAGCCTTGTTGACAAAGTAAAAACTCGTTTAGATACGGCTGATTACATTCCAGAAAATGCCGCACCTGTTGCGAACATTTTGAAAAACTATGAAAGCATCTTAGAGCGAGGAAATGTTACTTTTGATAATGTTGAGAAGATGCGTAGGTTAGCAAATAACTTAAAAAGCAATCCAGATAAGAACATTCGCAGACTTGCTAGTGAAATGGTTGATACCATTGATGACCACGTTGCAACCTTGTTGCCAAAAGATGTAGTTTCTGGTGCGGGTGGTATTGATGTAGCTGTTAAGACAATCATGGAAGCCCGTAAAGATTTTAGAAACCTAAGTCGTGCCTCTACTCTTGATAACATCTTAAATGTTGCTGAAACAAAAGCCTTAAATCCAAGCGCATCTGAGAGTGAGTTGATTCGCCAAGGGTTTATTGGTCTTGCCGCCAACAAAAACAAGATGAATTTGTTTAGCAAAGATGAGCAAAATGCCATTAAAGCAGTTGCTAAAGGCAGTTCTTTAGACCCATTATTGACATTGATGGCTAAGTTTAACCCCCAACGTAGTCAATTGATTACGGGTGGAGCAGTAGGTTTTGGCATGGGAAGCCCAGAAACTTTGAAGTATTCGATACCAATTGCTGCCGCAGGTTATGGGGCAGATAAGTTACAAGCATTGATGCGTAAACAGTCTGCTGAAAAAGCAATGAGTGGATTGTTAACAGAAACAACTCCAGGGCCGCAACCTTCTTATTACACGAGAGGATTGCTCAGTACCATGATGAATCCTCCACAGCAATGAAAGACGGACTGTTTGCTATCTTAGTAGCAGTCCTGATTCTCTGTTTTGTAATCTTTTGTAGTTATATTATTGTTTGGGCATTTCCGTGATCGCCTTTCTCTTGGCGGCAACCATAGAGTACCGATGTATTAAATGGACTTGGACTGGTGATGTTTACAACCGAAGGGTTGTGTGCATTAAGTGGGAGAGAAAGAAATGAT